TTCTCTTACTATTCCGTAGTAATCTGAAGAATGTAAACCATTTTCATGATAATAATGTAGTGGTTTCTTAACTACATTCCAGTTAAGTCCATTTTGTTCTAATATTTGTTCTGTGTTAAGCATAATCTAATTTTAATTTAGTTAATAATTCTTCTGGTGTTCCATGAAATATTTCTGTTGCAGCTCTAGCTTGGTTTAATCCTATTTCATACACTGTTAAATGTATTTTCTTATTTTCTTCAGATATTTCATATAGATATTCTTCCCAGCAATCTGAAGCGTCAGGATGCATGCAGTATATACCCCCTACATTAGATGTAGGTGTACCGTCATCTTTACATCCGCTTGATTTAAAGTGTACAAACATTTGTGCTGCTAGACAGTCCATGCCATTAAACATAGGTTCTGTTCTGTCCATAGGTATGCCATTTACAACTGTATATCCAGATAGCCATTCAGCTAATTCAGCACCATGACCACTCATGTATCCGTCATATTGACGGTACATACATGTAAGTGTTTCTCTGTGTTTTTTACCTGCTTCATTTTCCCAGGTTCTTATTACTTTAGTTAATGATCTAGTTCCCATCTTCAATAATTGCTAGGATATCACCTTCATCTATTGCTGTTCTTATATCACTAAGAACCTCACCAGTAAAGTAACTAGTTAATGTAATGTCAGCTTCAATTTCATTGTCGTTTATACTGTAATAAACATCAACATTACTGCCTGTTTCAATTCTAGTGTCAGTTATACACTGCTCTACAATAGATAATAGTTTATCAAAAGCATCGCTACTTATTTTTGGTAAGTTTTGTTGTTGTTCTTCTTTTCTTAAGCTGTTTAGTTTGTCTGTTATAGTTTGCAAACCATCCTGACCAGCCTTTTCTTGTAATTCTAGCTTAGTTATTTGCTCTTTTAATGTTAATTCTTCCATAATTATTTAAGGTTTTTGTATAAATCGTTAGTTAATGTTAATGTTATTTCTTCCAGCACTTTACTGTAAGCTTCGTTTTTACCTAGCAAATATTCGCCAGATTTTTTTTCTTTATTTTCTCTGCTTGCTTTTAGCTCTTCAGATATTAAAGTTGTAATTCTTCCCACTACATCTTCCATATTATTGTTGTTTTAGTTCATTAATCTCCCAATCTTCATGAGCTATGTCCATTTGCTCAAGTTCTTTTTCAGCTATTAGTGCCCATAAACCTTCGTCTCCAGACAAGACTTTATCGTTAATAGTTGTTTTATGATTTCTTCCATCATCAGGAAATCTTAAAAATACACTTGTAGTGTATTCTCTAGTTACTCTTAGTTCATACTCTTTCATAATAATAATTTTGTATTCTTTCTATTATACCTCTGCCGTTTGCAGTGTGAAAACCATAACTATGTGTATTTAAAGAAAGTATTGGTTTATTTTCTACTAATAAATGAAATAAATCCCACTCATTATCATAGTCCATATCTTGCTGTGTTTGATTTATAGCTTCTGCCATAGCATAAGCATCATGCTTACATTCACCATACTCATTAGTTAAGTAATTTGTTATTTCTGTTGCTGTCATAATGTTAATTTATTTCAATTATTTTTACAACAGAAATTGATTCTAATGCTATTTCTCTAGCATCTTCTATGCTGTCTGCCCAAACAGATATCCATTGTTTATCTCCATCTAAGCTAAGTGTTACTTGATATTCTTTCATGATACTAATTTATTTGCCAATTCTTGTATGTCTTTTACATCAAAAAAACTGTAGTTATTACTTCCTCCTGTATAGTCTTTGTAGTCTTTTGCTGTCCTAATTAATAAATTAAGTCCGTCACTAGCCCAACCATATCTTACATCAGGTATACTAAAGTATATTGCTTTATTGTTCTTAGTAGCAAAGCCACTAAAGTAATAGTGTCCATTTGAAAACTTAATATCAGTAAAGTCAGCTTCTTTTAAAGCTCTTCTTACAATAGTTTTCTCTGCATTATATGCTTTTTGAGTTAATTGCTTTATCATAGTTCTAATTATTTTATAAATTGTTTTAATTTTAAGAATCGTATTATATCTTTTTTCAACTCTTTAGTCTTTAATCTTAATGTTTCCATTTCATGATAAAGACCTCTTTCTCCTAAAAATTGATTATTGATATTGTTTAATTTATCTTCTAACTGACTAACTACTGGTATCAAATGTTTCTTCATTGTTACTAGTTGCTGTTGAGTACTAAGATATCCTTTCCAATCTGAATAAGAATCAGATAGATGTTTACCTACCTGTCTTATTCTCATTGGTTTTAATTTTGATTTAAATATTTTCATTTATTTTAATTTTAGCAGGCTTAATATTAGCCGTGTTCATACTTATTGTTTCTGTTTCTTCTCCACATACAAGACATGTAGCTNNATAGTCNTCATTGNGATGATANTTCTGCTTCACAGCATTCAGAAGCTGCGTCTAAATCCCATGTAAAATCATCCCATATTTCATCATGTTGTGCTGTTAGTCTACCGCCAAAGCACATGCCTGGCTCTTCGTATTCTAATGTAAATGTTAAATCAGGAAAAAGACCTATAATATTTTTTACCCATTCTATAGGAGGAGCCCAAGCTGATTCAAATGTTACAGCAAAGTAATCTGTATCATTATGATTTATATGTGGTTCACAAGCGTCCCATTTAGTTCCCCAATTAGCTATACTCCACTCGTACCAATCTTTACGATCACCACGTGGTAGTGTTCCTTCAAATGAAAACTCTGTTTCTTCTACGCAGTAAGTCATAGATTTTTCTACAAATTCATGTAGTTGTTTTTCGTCACCTGCTACTTCTAGATTATTCCAGCACCAATTTGGCATAATTATTTGTTTTTAATTGTTAATTCACTTAAAACTAATATATCATTATAAGCTTTTAGATTTTTGTTATAATCAGTATAAATAAATATTTCATTCATTATTTTATTAAATACTATTTTATTATAATATTGATTATAGTAAATAGGGTTTCCGTCATCTGTATCTCTGTCGTAATACCAATATACTTTTTGTGTCATATTATCTATTTCAATGATATAAAAATCTTTATACACTTCTATTGTAATGTTTTCTTTATGATCATCATATTTACGAATTTCTTCATCATTATAATCCCACTCATATAAATGATTTTCGTGAGATGTAATAATGCAATTATCTATTTGTGCAATAGATATAAATGGTAGTATTATAAATACTATTAATAATTTTTTCATTGTATTTCTTTTAATGAGTTAGTTGATTTTCTAGATATTTTATAACTAGCACGAACTCTGTTAGTAGTTTGTTTATCTATTTCTTTTAATCTTGCTATCTCTTTTTGATACCAAGCGAACCTTTCTTTTTTCATTTTTTAAATTACTTTGGTTATTACTGTGATATTCTTGTGCGATATCAGATAATATATTGATTTCTTGTGATTGCATTTGCTCTCGCATTTGCATAAATTCTTCTTTCATTCTTCCCATAATTATTTGTTTTTAGTTAATGATTTAATGTATATCTATTTCTTTTTCTGTGCTTGCATCATGCACTCTCCATTGAAATATATCTAACATATCGTTTAAAGTCATTGCCTTAAATTCTTTTTGTGTTAGTCCTCCATAATCAATTTCATGGAAATTGTATAGAACTTCATAAATATCATCTAAGCTGTCAAATATTTCATCAGCTACTTTCCAATTATGTTCTTCTACAAAGGTAGTTCTGTACTCATGTCTTTCGTTACAAAATAATTTATATTTCATTAGTTATTTTTTTAATTAATAAAAAAGGAAGAGAGTAGTAGGATAACAGCAAACGTTAGTTATCATTCCGTGGCCACACGCTACCACTACTCTCAACCTATTAATATACAACCCTTGAGTGACTGAAACTACTCTTCACCAGTATTGTACATGTGTAAAAAAGAACAGGCTATAGTACAGCTCGCGAGATGTCTATGACACAGACTATATTCGTGCTTGGTACAGCAAGAGAGCTACTCTTACTAAGTAAATACGTATATAGTATTTACAGCCTTATTTGTTGTGCCTGTTCTTATAATAAGAAAGAGGTTAGTGATGCATGCTTTTAAGCTGCCTGCAGGGCTTCTGCGCACGTCTCTTTCTTTATGTTAATTGAGCCAACAACTTAACCTGTTCAGGGGTAAGTGTATTGGATATTGATTTTTTTCTTGTAGCTCTATGTTTAGTAAGAGCATTAACTATTTTATAATACTTTTTAATAAATTTTCTTCTTAAAGGCTTATATTCTTCATTAACTATTTTGATTTCTTTCATTAATGAATTGTATGTAGGGAACTGTTTAGTATCTCCACATAAATAAGTTATAGTTAATTTAGCTTTATTTACATTTTGTATAATCCAAGCTGAATTATTTTTTCTAAAAGAAGCGTGAGCAATATCATACTTGCTTACTTTTTTTTCTTTTAATAGTTTTTTTAAGTCAGACATATACTCTGAGCTTATTTCATAGATTTCATTTTTCATAATAAATGTTATTAAGTTAATACTAATTAGGATAAAAGTAAAGAAGGGACTAAGAAAGTCCCCTCTTTTTATTTGTATTTATCTAATACATTATCATCCGAAACAGGTGTTGGAGTGATAGAAGTAAAGATAGAGAATAGTACGCCTGCTATAACAGCAGTAGCCATACCACTAAATGTACCTATAAATAATACAGGTAAGCATAGTGTGAATAATATATCCCAAAATGCTTGTGTTTTTACTAGTCTTTTTCTGCCGAGGGCTTTATATACAATGATATAATAACCCACAGCAGTAAAGAATGCTATACCTAATATTCCCATTAGGCTTTAGCTTTAGCTTTTCTAGAAGAACGCTTATCAGCTTTAATAATTAGTTGTTCTTTTTCAGCAATTTTATCATCTATTTCTTCAGGAAAAATATCTGACACTAAGGATTTAAAAGCTTCTCCTGCTTTATCGTCTGTTTTAAAGTAATCGTTAACGATAGGTGTGTGAGAGAATTTACTTTCTTCATTCTTGTTAGGAATAAGTTTTAGATTAAGAAATAATCTACCATTTTCTGCTTGTACAAGGTTTTCTTTAGCAAAATTACAGAATTCTACCACATCAATAGATAGTGATTGAACAGTTGTTCCTGTTTTGAATGTGTGTGATTTAACAAACATTCCTTTTGCTAATGTACTTTGATTGTTGTCTTTTGAATTTGACATAGTTTATTGTGTCGTTTTTTATATAGGCTGACCACCTTAAAATTAATTGTATTTAAATAAGAGTAAAAAAGGAAGGGACATAGTCCCGACCTGTTAGAAGTTATAGAAGTATAGTTTATTAACCAAGTCTATAGTCTTAAGATAGATGTTTAATATATTATGCATTAGTGAGGCTGTTCATCATTAATATCATAATCAACTATTTTATATTCACCTGATTCTATTTTATTTTGTAATGTAGGTGCTTCTTTATTTAATATTTGTTGATTTAACTTTAATACATACATATCTTGCATAATAGAGAACGCCTGATGAATGCCCCAATTAGTACTTGGATTGTCAGGAGTTTTACCAACAACCAAATTTCTTTGACTACATCCTTCTTCGTCTATATATTTATATTCAAAAATATATTGTATTGTACCATCTTTGCATGTGCGCTCTGTTAATATAGATTCAGGAGGATGCATAAAATAATGTTCTTTAATTTTCATCTTAAATAACTTATAAGAGTGTTTTAGCGTTAACAAGCGATTACTGTAAAAGCTATGTCTAAACACGACATCTTCTACATCTTTGGATACTGTCCATTCTTTTTCTTCCATAGTTTTATTTTTGTTTAGTTAATGTTTATGTAAAGAGTGACTAAATTGCCACTCTTATGTTATTTAATGGAATACATCTGAGTATCCACTGTCGTTAGTCCAATCAGCTTCCATAGTAATTGGTAAGCCACATATGCACATTTTATCCTCATCTACTTGAGGAGCTGTGCAATCACAAATATTATTATTTGTTATGTTGTTTGTATCAAAGCAAGTAGACCAATCTACTTCTGTAAAGCAATTTGCTCTTTGCCAAATTTTATAGCCATTACATTTAATGTAATCTTCTAATTGCGCACCAAGATAGTTCTCGTTGCATTGTAAATGCCACTCATCAAGCATATCTTTAGTTGCTTGTTCTTTAGCACGCTGTTCCATTATATCGTGTAAAGGTTCTACCTTGTATGTATGGAATACTGGTGTATCCATGTGAATTGTTGTTGAGCAAGATGTACACTCAACTAAGTTGTGTGAATGCTCAAATGCTGTTGTGTTGTTGCAGTTAGTGCAACTGATGTCTGTGATGTTCATATTTTAATATGTATTAGTGAATAATTATTAAGATAAGAGTAATTAGTATCTATATTTAATCACCTAAATAAGAAGGTGTTATTTAACATAATAAATTATAGTTAGTTTAGATACTTGACTTTGTCAAAAAAAAGATATACCTTTGTTATATATATAATGTTATATTAAACATCTAAATAAATATATACCTATGATATTAATGATAATATATCTATTATACTCAATAAATGATTGATTATCAACTCATTAAGTAGTTAAGATATTGATAATACCTAGTATTATGTAGTAAATAGAGTAGTGTAGACTGTATACAACTCTTACTTATATACGCAATAGTTATGTATTTTTGTATCACAATTAAAAAAAAGAGCCCGAAGGCTCTATTTATTTCTTATACTGTTCTAGTACTGTGTCTATCTTGTCATCTACCGTAGGTGATATACGCTTAATAATAAGATAAGCAGCATATAAGCCGAAGGCAAATGCGAATGCTTTTAAGAAGATTAGTAAAGTAAGTAATAGGATTTGGAATACAATGTTCATGACTGTGTATGTTTTGATTAATATTATATAGATATGAGTAATAAGCTTGGAAATAATTCCCATTCAAAAACAAAGGGAGGGTAACCAAAGTTTTGAAAAAGGAAAGGGGGATTTAAGCATAAAGTATCTCTCCCTCTAAAATATAAATAATATTTTTCATACCTTTGTAAAAAATTATAAAAAAAAATTTATGTATACTGGAAACCAAACTAAACTTAATACAAAAGAAAATCAAGTAGGAGGGCAAGTTAATGCTGCAGGAATGCAAAATGCCTCTACTGCTTTTAATGTAAGAGACTATTCTAATACCCATGCTTTTACTGGTGCAGGTACTGGTAGTTATGATTTCAACACTATGAGTGATCTAACTGGATCAGGGGGTGGTGGAGGTTATGACGAGTCTCTTCAATTAGATTCTGGTATTCCTTTAACTAAACGTAATCCTATGTTAAGAAAGAATGTTGTTGGATATCATTCTGGGGGTAGGGTTAATCCTTATAAGTATGCTTACGGAGGTAAACGCCCAAGCTACTCTCAAGGTGGGATGTCTCCTCAGCAAGAATCTAATGATGGAGCTGTATGGGCTAATATGGCAGCTAGATTAGGTCAGAAGAATGCTGACATAGCACTATTACAAACACAGAAGATTGTTCAAGGCAACGGGAGAGGTAATCCTTACCAAATGCCAGATCAAAGAAATATGATGCCTAATGCTAAATACAACAATGGTGGTCAAGTAGGAATGGCAAGTCAAAATATGACTATGGATAACCTAGTGTCAGACGCATACAAAGAAATGTTTCCTCCTATGGCTCAATACGGAATGAAAAGAAAATATCAAGAAGGTGGTAATTATCCCCACGACATGTATCACCCAGAAACAGGATACAAAATAGTAGCAAAAGATGAGGCTATGCATACTAAATTAGCTGATCAAGGGTTTGGCCATACGCCAAAAGCTGCATACGGTATGAAAAGAAAATACACTGACGGAGGTGGATTTAATCCTTTTCAAACAACTAATGGTGAAGGCCCTTATGTTGGTCATAAACCAGGTAGCTCTGCATATAAAGCGTATGTTAAACAAGGGGTAATACCAACTGGAGAAACAGACTTTAACACACATACAGGTCAATACATAAAAAGAAGTGCTATGAAAAGAAAGTACACTCAGGGCGGAAGGTTTTAATGCGAGAGTTGGGAGAAGACATAGGGAGAATATACAAAGAAAACGATTACTTTTATTTAGAGAAGGTTTTTGGTACATTAGGTGAGTTAATAAAAGAAGAGCCTTCTATTAAATCTAGGTCCAGAAAAAATGGGTTTAAGATTATCAAATCATCTTGGTCTATGCATAAGAATCCAAACTACGTTATAGAATACATAATGAATGACGGAAATATTCCAAGTGGCTTTAGAGTTAGGTTTACATATAAAATGAAACTAGAATATATTAAGTAATGTACTTATTAAAGCTAAACAAGAAGGGAGATGTTTATAGAGATGACGATGGAGTGACGGCTGTGCCTGAGTTTATGACCATACTCAAGAAGGAAAAATTCGGGCCTGCGGCCCTCAAGTGGGTTGCCCTAGTCTGCGACTATGAAAGCCCATACAGGCATTACAATGAGTCTGAAAGAAAGAAGGCTGTATCAAAAGATTTATATGATACGTATAAATGGAAGGGCATGAGTGATGTGTCTCTTTTAGCTGCTTGTCAAAAATATAATGAATTACAGTTTGATCCATTAGATGAACAATTAATAGCATTTAACAATAAGATTAATCAGTTTACTAACCTTATAGATAATATGCATCTTGATGAAGAGAATGCTGAGCTACTGCAAAAGCTTATGATTGGTGTAGAGAAGGTGCTAAAGACTAGGCAGGCTATTTTAGATTCTATTGAGCGTAGAGGAGAAAGGCAAAAAATACAAGGAGATAAAGGTTTGAGTTTTTTAGAAAGAAGAAAGGAAATGAAACAAAATGGCTGATAAGAAAAAATATGATTTAGAATACCTTTATATGAGGTATAAAAAATTTTATAAGAAAGGTGAAATGAAAAAAGCTAAGGAATATAATAGCTTAGCTATTCAGTATCATCAAGTTAATTTAGCAGATAGATTTCATAAGTATTTAGATAATAAAGAAAAGAAAGATGGCCTTTTTGGGCTAGGAAAAACTAGAAGGTTAAGGTATGGCTAAAATAAAGTTTGACCCTCAAAGATATCGTCCTATTCCTAACTCAGGACATCCAGACTTAAATCCAGACTCTGTAGCGTATCAAGAATATTGGGCGCAAGAACAAGAAAGGTGTATAAATGGTTTTAAACCAAAAGGCATGCCTAAAATATCTGGTAAATATTATTTCTACCTTAATTACTATATGATATTAGGTAATGACGGTACATTAGGTAATCGTAAGAATTTAATACATCCCTGGTACAGATCTATGGATAATGAGTATTTTGATACCTTTGAAAGATGTAAAGAAGAAAATAAAGGCATGATAGTTATTAAAGCCAGAGATAAAGGGTTTTCTTATATGAATTCTGGTATGGTTGCTCATGAGTATACATTCTTTCCTTTTAATGATGTGGGGGTTGCGGCAGGACTACAAGCTACAGCAGATGCATTTTTTGATAAGACTAAAAAAGGTCTTAATGGTATACACCCTAACTTTAAACATTCAGTACTTAAGGATACATCTGATATAATGAGGTCTGGATATAAGCAAAAAAACAGGGACGGTAAATGGCAAGTAGGAGGTTATCAGTCTACTGTTATTTGTAGAACCATGGATAATCCAGAGGTATTTAAAGGAGAGCGTTTATCTTTAATGATATTTGAAGAGGCTGGTGAATTTAAAAGATTAAAAAACGCATACATGTCATCTAAAGCTTGTTTTATGGATGGGGATATTCAATTTGGAGTTCCTGTTATTGGAGGTACGGGGGGTGATATATCTAAGTCTTCAAAAGATTTTATGGATATGTATTACAGTCATACCGCCTATAACTTAGAGCCAATGTTTATTCCTGCGTCAAAAGCGTATTACGGATTCTTTGATATTGAATCAGGCGTAGAAGATGAGAAGGGCGCTAAGGAAAAACTTATACAAGACAGAGAGGTTATACAAAAATCTGGAGATAATGAGGCGTACAACCTACATATACAAAATTACCCACTTACCATAGAAGAAGCTTTTTTAAATACTCATTCAGCAAGATTTGATATAGCTCTTCTTAATGCTCAAAGATCAAGGATACTTTCTAGTAAAGATAACAGGAGTCAAATACAAAGCGGATACTTAGATTGGCAAGTTGGTAATGAAGATCCTACCGTTACGTGGAGACCACACCCTTCTGGCCCGTATAAAATATTAGCACATCCAGAGCCAGATTTTAAAAATTTAGATATAGGGGGTATTGATAGTTACGATCAAGATCAAGCTGGAGCGTCAGATTCTTTGGGTAGTGCGATAATTTATCGTAGATTTGCAAATACTGATATGCCAAGCGATTATGTAGTTGCTGAGTATACGGAAAGACCAAAGAAAAAAGAAGATTTTTGGGACGGATGTCTGAAGTTAGCTGTTTATTATAATTCTAAAATGTTAGTAGAGTACACTAAGATAGGTATTTTAGATTACTTTAAAAGAATGAATGCTTTAAAATATTTGAAAGAAAAACCAGAGTCTGCTCATAATCCTGGGACTAAGACAAGGAACAGATATGGCGTTCATATGAATAAACAAGTTAAAGCCCTATTAGAAGATTTGATTGATGATCATCTAAGAGAGCATGTACAAGATATGTGGTTTATTGATCTTATTGATGAGTTGGCTAATTATGGATTACAAAACACAGATAGGGCTATGGCTTTTGGTTTATGCTTGATTCATAATATAGATAATTATAGAATGAAGGCGACAAATAAAGACGAAGAAATAAAAGATATAGGATTAAAATATTATAAAAGGAGTCATAATGGCACTCCAATGCAAATAAACTAAATTATGGAAAAAACTTACACAACAATGCCTTCAATGGTAATTTCAGAAAAAGAAAAAAATGATGAATGGTGTTTATCAGTACTAGAAGCCATTACAAGCTATATGAGTGTTTCTGAAGGTCACTATGCTAATTCTAGAGTTAGTGATATAAAAAATTACCAAATTTATAACGGGGTTTTAAATCAATCAGATTATAAATATATTACAGAGCAGTACGGCCTTGCCTATCCAGCTCGTCTAGTAAACTACCCTATTATTACCCCAAAAATTGACTTGCTTGTAGGTGAAGAAATTAGAAGACCTATTGACATGAAAGTATCTACAGTAAACAAAGAGGCTGTGGTAAGAAAATACGATCATAAGATATCTTTAGTTATGAAATCTTTATTAGATGATTTTCATAAAGAAGTTAAAGAGTCTATGGATATTGATATAAGACAACAGGGTGATGGTATGCCTGTACCTGAAGATATTGAAACATATATGAAATATAACTATCGCGAAATGGTTGAAGAAACTGCTCAAGATGGGTTAGAGTATATAATGAATAGATATAATCTTAAAGATGTATTTAGAGAAGGATTTAGAGATTTACTGATAACCTCTAAAGAGTTTTTTAAAATAGGTATTGTCAACGGAGATCCTCACGCTAGAAGAATAGATCCTAGATCTATTATTTATGACACATCTATACATTCTGATTATTTAGATGATGCCCAATGGGTGGGAGAAGAAAGATGGCTTTCTGTTAACGAAATAAATGATGAATTTAAAGACTCTCTTACAAAAGAACATTTGTTAGAGTTAGATAAAATGAGAAATATTTACAACGGGGGAGATCACGATTATAATGACAATTTTAGCTGGATAGAGTCTGGACATGGAAAAGAAACTAGAATTAGAGTTGTTACTGCTGAGTGGAAATCTTTAAGAGCTTTAAAATTTAAGGTGTCTAAAAATAAATATGACGAAAACAGACCTTTTAGAAAGTTAGTTAAAGATACTTATAAGAAAAGAAAAGGAGAAACAATAGAAACTAAATGGGTGGATGATGTTTGGGAGTCTACATATATAGGTGGTAAAATACTTGTAGGAGCTCAAAGAAGAAGTAATCAAGTTAGATCTATAGACGATCCAGGTAAAACTCCATTATCTTATGTTGGCTGCATAAAAGGAAATACTACAGGAAACCCTGTATCCTTAGTTGGTTTATTAGATAATATTCAAATGCTTTATAATATTGTAGTTTACCAAATTGAATTAGCTATGGCTCGTTCTGGTGGTAAGGCTGTAGTATATGATGTATCTCAATTGCCTACTAATTTAGGTATGGATATGCAAACTGTATTGTATCACTTAAAAACAGATGGTATTATTCCTATTAACTCAAAAGACGAAGGTAGTCAAATGAGTAGCTTTAATCAATTTCAGCAAATTGACTTTACATTATCTCAATCTGTTCAGCAATTAATAAACCTTAAAATGATGTTAGAGGAAATGGCTGGTAATATTTCTGGAGTGACAAGACAAAGAGAAGGGGCTGTAGGGCAGTATGAAATGGTAGGCAACGTGCAAAGATCTGTAGTTCAGTCAGCAACTATTACAGAAAGTTGGTTTTATTCTCATGCAGAAACTAAACAAAGAGTATTAGAACGCTTATGTAATTTAATGAAAGTTGCTTGGGCTGAAGGTAAAAAAGCTGGAATGATATTAGGAGATGGCGCTTATAAATTCCTTAGCGTTATGCCAGATATTGCTTTACAGGATTTTGGTATCTATGTGGGTGATAGCGGTAAAGACGATTCTATGAAGCAGGTAGTACAGCAAATGGCTCAAGCATCGTTACAGTCTGGAAGTATTGATTTACTAGGCGTAATTAAAGTTATGAAAGCTGATACTATGACAGAAGCAGAAAAAGTGTTAGAACAAGGAATGGACGAAATGAAAAAACAACAACAAGCTGCTATGGAACAACAAATGCAAGCTCAACAGGCTGCCGCGCAACAAGAGCAACAAAAATTTGAACAAGAGGCTCAGTTGAAACAAATGGATAATGAAGCAAAAATGAAAATAGCAGAAATGAATAATCAAACTAAAATGCAAATTGCAGAAATGCAAGCAGATACAAATAGAGATATTAATGATGCTAAACAAATTAATGATAAAACTAATAAAGCTGCTGATATGTATATATCAGAAGAAGATAAAGATAAAGAATCAAAAGATAAAAAAGATAGTGGTGCGTTAAAAAGAAGTAGTACAACGTCATCACAAGAGCAACTAATGAAGGCTGCTCAGAAAATATAATATTTTTTGTATCTTTGCAAACAGGGAAATAATTAAAAAAAAGAAAACATGTCAAAAGAAGAATCAAAATTAGTTGATGAGGTTATAGATAACCCATCAGGAGAAGAAAAAATTGCAGAAGGTGAGTTTAACCCATTAGCATTTGTAGATGATGTATACGGATCTAATACAAAAGACAGCTCAGAGGATACTGGAGAGGTATCTAAAGAAGATGAAGATGGGTGGTCATGGGAAGAAGACCAAAAAGCAAAAGAGACAGAAGAAGTTGTAGAAGAAGAAGAGGAAGAGTATGATTGGGAGAATACTACCAAAGAGTCCACTGAAGAATCTACAGAAGAAGAAAAATTAAATTGGGAAAAAGTTGGTAAAGAATTAGGTATAGAAATTAATTCTAAAGAAGACCTTGTTAATGCTATGAACTCTATGCAAAAAGAGTCTAGGCCTGTTCAGGAAGACAACCAAGTATCTCAATTAAGAGGGTATCTTAAGTTAAGCGATAGAGATTTAGTTGCTGAAGAGTTAAGACATGATGGTATTGAGGAGCATGAATTAGAAGAGTCTATTGATAAATTAGAAGACTCAGGAATGCTTAAGATGAAAGCTAAAAGTGTTAGGCGAGTTTTAAATCAAGCTATTGACCAACATAACGACAAAACAAAAAAAGAAAAAGCTAATGCAGAAATTCAGAAAAAAGAATCTGTTGCAAAAGCAAAAGAAGGATTAAAAACTCAGATTAAAGAAATGAATGAGTTTATGGGAGGAAAGGTTACAAAAAAACAGAAGGAGGAAATATATCGTTTTGCTACAGGTGATATGATGAATGAAATATGGAAAGATCACGCCAATGTTGCGGATGTTGCTATGTTTATGTTGTATCGCGAGCAAATAGAGAAAATTCTTCGTTCTCAAGGATTGGCAGACGGCAAAGCCGCTATCATGGATAGTATAGTCTCACCAAGCCTTAACACTGGAAAGAATAAATCTAACTTCAAAGTGGAGTCAGGTACGTTTGATCCAAAAGCGTTCATGAACGAGTAAGTCTAATTAAGTAAGTCAAAGACTACTAGGTTGAAAGTTAATTGAGCAAAAAAAATGTTTAATTAATAAAAAAAAATTTAAAAAATGGCAACAACAAGTACGGGTACGTATGGAAGAGGAACAACTGCTGCGAATGCACTTAACGCAAATTTGTTACAACATCCAGAAATTGCTAAAACTTTAATATCTCTTTACCCAAGATATTCTATGACATATCTTCTTGAAAAAACTAGAAGACATGCTGCTGAAAAAGTTTTAGGAGACAGTTCTTACGAATGGAAAGTAATGAATCGTCTAAACAAAAAAACTATAATTAAAACACACGGTACACCTGCTGGTGGATCTGGTGGTGCGTCTGCTGCTGCTGGCGTTAACATTGTAGATTTAATATTTACACCAACAAATGGTGGAACTGCTGAATCTCAATTTAATTTATACGATGTAGTTAGATTCCCATCTGGAGCTACTGGGCTAGTTATTGCAGGTCCTGATGCTGATCATAAATATACAATTGAAGCTATCACAGATGTAACTGCTGCTGATAATACTGCAAATTCTGTAGTTGGTAGAATTGGTTCTGCATTCCCTGCTGGTTCTGCTGGATCTGATGTAGGAGAGAACAATGCTTACCCAGATACTTACAAGAACTGGATGACAATCAACAGAAAGAAATGTACAATCACTGGTAAAGATGCCACTGATGTTTCTTGGGTTGAAAACAATGGTCAAAAATTATGGTACTTTACTAAAGAGAACCACATGATGGATCAATTCATGTATGAGCAAGAATTACAAAGATGGTACGGACAAACGTCTGTAGCAACTGCTGCAACTAACTACTCTGCAACTAACACTGATATCATTTCTGGTATTGCTGCTGGTACTTATGCTGATGGTTCTGCAAGAGCTTTATCTACAACTACTGATGGATCATTCACAATTGGTGATGGTGTATTAGCACAGATTGACGGTTCTAATCAAGCTACATATGCTGCTGGAACATTAACTGAAGATATTATCACTGAGTTTATTGGTAAGATCTCTTTAAATGCTCAAAATGCTGAAGGTAACGAATGGGTGGTTTTCACTGGTACTGAAGGACGTATTGCGTTCCACAGAGCTATGAAAGACTTAATCGTTGCTCCTTCTGGTGCTATGACTGGAGGTTCTATGAAAGACATCAAAGCTGGTTCTGATGTATCTTTAGGTGGAAACTTCACATCTTACCATGCATTAGGAAACAAGATCACTATCGCTTACTGTCCAGTATTTGATGATGCTCATGTTCACGGTGCTTCAGGTGGTACTAATTCATTTGGTGATACTAGATTAAAAGAATCTATGAAGATGGTGTTTATGGATTTTGGTACAACTTCTAGCGTTGCTAACGTAGAGTTAATCACTAAAGGTGCTGCTGGAATTAATCGTTCATTAGTTAAGAAATATGTTGGAGGTATGGTAAACCCTTACGATACTAAAGGTATGTTAGCTGCTAATGGTGATGACAGATTCCAATGTCACGCATTATCTGAGTCAGGAATTGTTGTTAGAAACCCACTTTCTTGTGGAGTTCTTTCTGCTGCCTAATTCACAATATTAATTTGATGGAGGGAGGCTTCGGCCTCCCAATATCGCCTAAAAAAATAAAAAAAAATGGCAAATTATTTAGATTTATCAGGAAAGTCTTCTGCGCAAGGTCAAGGTAGACTTCCAAAATTAAGAGGGCAAATAGCTCCAACAAGTACATTAACATCAGATACAACGCTTTATGATTATAATAGCGGTACTACTTATTTCTGTGATGGGTCAAGCGCAATTGACATAACACTACCTTCTGCAAAAGCAGGGTTAAATTTTAAATTTATAGCAACAGATACAACTGCTGATATAGATATTATTCAAGCTGCGGCTTCAGAAGATTTTATTGGCTTCATTTTAGATGGCGCTGGTACAAAAGATTCCGCTACAAGCTCTGATACAAAAATTGTTTTTGACACAAGTGGTGGTGCGTCTGCTGGAGATTATGTAAGTTTATCTTGTAATGGAACAAATTGGTTCGTTGAAGGAGCATGTAGTTCTGCTGCTGACGTAGTATTTGCATAGAAGTTAATTAATGGAAGACGGAGGGGTTAATCCCCCTCCAAATTCCTTATATTTGCAAAATGAAAACAATATTAGTAGTAAGAGACGGAAAGGTTGTTGAAATCAATCCAGATGAATTACAAGAAAGTAAAAGTAATATACTATTAAAAGAAGGATCAAAATTAAAATGGGGAGATAAAAACTATCAAGAAACTAGAATCTCTACTAATGAAAAAGGGCAAAGAAGAATATTTAAAGAGACTGCAAAAAAGTCTAAATATTATATAAACAAAAAATAACAGGGAGTATTAATTAAAAAAAAGAAAAAATGGCACACCTAATTTATGTAAAATCAAAACAACCGAAGAAGTTTAGCTATTGTAAGTTCGGTGCTTACACAAGAAAAAATGGAAAGAAATCTGTATTATTAAATCCAGACGATCTTCCTGTAGATGGATGGGAGATGTACGATCCATTAACTACATTAGATATTGACAATCAGTATGACAGAAGAATTTATGATTTTCTTTTAGAGCATCCTTTTATGACAAGCGGGAAAACATATGAAATGATTGATACTAAAGCAAATGTAGAAAAGCAAGCTGCTAATATCTTAGAGTCTGCTGAAGCTGTTCAAGTGGCTATATCTATTAAAGACAATGAATTAAATGATTTAAAGAAATTATTTGGTATTGGTGATGGATTTGAAGATAAAATCGTTAGAGCTAAGTTAATTCAAATGGCTGGAGCAGCTCCTACTAAGTTTATTGAAATTTATAATGATGCTGATAAGTCTTATAAAGTATTTTTAAAGAATGCTTTAGAGAAGAAAATTATCCAAAAAGTTAATGATGTATGGAAGCACGGTAATTATACGTTAGGTATTTCTGATGGACACGCTATTCAATGGCTGAAAGAAAATCCAGACATCTATGCTGCAATGAAGAATCAAGTTAGAAACGGAATTAAAAAGACCGAAGAAGTTAAAACTAATACATCTGACATGGTAGCTAGTTCTGGTATTCAAGAATTAGAAAGAAAGATAGAGTCTGATAATAACAAAAAATGGTTTGATAGATCTAAAAATAAATAGTAAATGAATTTAACCGAAGCGCATAATATGATGGATTTACTCTTAGATGAGTCAAATGCTCCATATTTTACAACTGAAGAAAAAGATAAATTCTTAAATCTAGCTATATCTGATTTTATTAATGGGCATTATCAAAAGATGACAGCTGATGAAGATTCTAGAAGAGCATTGTCTGGCTGTATTGACTGGAATAGTTTTAGTATTTCTAAAGCAGTAATAATTGCTGGTACTGCTATTCATCAATCTAGTTATCCAGCATTATCAGGAGTGTATGACGACACTACTGCTACTGACACAAAAGGTTATTTTGTATATGGAAATCAATATGTGTTACCAAAACAACATTTATATGTATTATCTTTAGGGGTGAGTCATTATAACAAAGATGAGGTTATAAATCCTAGTGACGGTACAGTCTATTCAGGAGTTACAGAAGATGATATAATTGTTAGCCCCACTGTTTCTGCAAAAAATAAATCTACTAGAGAGTATTATGAACATGCTTACACTCCAGATCCTTTTAATAAAGCTAGTGAAGATGCTCCATATTGGTCTTATATAGAAAATAGAATTGTAATTGGTGGGGGTGGTAGTTCTATAAGATATATAAATATGCAAGTGATAACATTACCTACAGTAGAGCAAGCATTTTCTGAAAGTACTTATGATAGTTCAACAGCTCCAGTACGACTAGCATTTGCAGAGCATTATCAAAAACAAATAATACAAAGCGCTATTATTAAAATGTCGTCACATATAGATCTTCATAATTAGGATATATAATATTGAAATATAAAACGCATTACACTGTAAAAGGATTTCTTTTGCTCCCTGCGTCAAAAATAGGTTGACACTAGAAATAGTTGATGCCTATTTTTGTTTAATGGATAATTTTGACTAATTTTGTAAACATCTAAATACTCTATAATGATAACGGTAAACGAAATAGCTTATAACATTAAAAACATTGCATATGGAGGATCTACTTCTACAGAAAATAGTATTAGCCTAAAGCAAATAAAACACTGGATTAATTACCATAGGGCTAAACTTATTGCTGACAACATTGATAAAGGCATTACAAACAATCAAGCTCTACAACAAAAAATGGCACTTACTGCTAGAAACTCAACATCTTCTACTATTAAAAACTTTTATGACGCATGGGACGCTAAAGATAAAGATTCGTCTTTGTCGGCTCCAGTAGTGTCTGGAGAGTGGTTATCTAATTTACCTAAAAATACTGCTGGAGATAGATTAAATGGAGAATGGTTAGTAAACTCATCCTTAACGCAAGGCGAAAATGGTTGGGTTGATGGGCAGCAAAGAAGTTATTATGGAGAAGAAATATCTTCTTCACAACTGCGAGGTGATTTTAGAAATTTTGGAGGACATAGCTTTTGGACGCCAAGACCAATTCAATTAAAAAACAATCAAGGAATTGTGTCGGTAAATGTTGAAAGATATGCTTACTTTCCTGATGATCCTGGAACATCAGACAATGAGCAGGGGGGCGGGTATGCTAAAAAGGGAATAACATTGTATGAAAAAGATCACAGTAGTTTTGACAATTTTAATAAATTTACAGACAACAGTCAACCATATTACTCACAAGAAACATCAAGAATAGATAGAGAATTTGATGGTCATGAGAATTATATAGCTATAAGACAGCTGCAAGCATCTCCTAATTATCACGCAGGCATAATTACACCGACTGCACAAAAAATATTTTGGAAATATAGAGGGGGTGCAAGTATGATACTAGAAAATCCTGCTGAGATTGATATGATGTATGGGTGGTGGTGGGAAACTGAAACTAAATGGGATGATTCTAGTACTCCTTATCCTATACCTTTGGAGTATGTTAGTGATTTAATA